TTATTCGAATAAATCCAGATTCTGATCTAAATTGAATTTAAGCTTTTCTTCGCCATTTACGATATGACGGATTGTTCTGATTGTCACGCCAAATTTACGGGCAATTTTGGAACGGCTTTCTTTCCTTGCGGCCATTTCACGGATGGTTCTATTACGCATTGCAATCGTAATTGTCGTCGCCATAGGCACTTCTATTGAATTGTTCCCTAGATGCTCTGAGAGCAGCTGTAGCTTTGAATAACCGATGATCTGTGAAAGCTCATGATGAATGCCTAAAGCGTGCTTATGGGGTACAAAAACGAAGATGCCACCATAGCTCTCAATAAGACTCAAAGCTGGTTTTATGCCAATAAGCTTAGCCACAAATGCAAAGTTTTTTGGCATAAGTGCAATGAGTTCTTCATCAGAAAATAGTTGTTGTGCATCAGTAATGTGAGGACGATAAACCATAATTGCTCCCGCTGTTATCCCATGTTAAGATTTAGCAGTCTTATGATTTATCTCCTCTTGCTTTCGTCGGTGGGTGGAATTTAAAACCTCAGTGTTGGCGCACTGGGGTTTTTACTTTCTTATTGTTCTGTTCTTTCAATGCCGCAACGTTTGCACCATTGTCGTAAGTGAGTAATGATCATGTCTGCGTGATGGCTGCTCATAAATTGCAAGGCACTCACTCCAACTCTTTTCTCTACAAATTTTGCTAAAGCTTTTTCACTACTATTTCTGACCTGACCAGCCCCATGAAGCTGTAACCATAAATGACGGATTAATTTACTTTGGTCATCACTTGCTAAATTCTTAACTCCAGATTTATTTTTTGATTCAACTTCAAAGCCAAGTTTCTTTAAGCGATCCAGCACAGCTTCAAGCTGTGCTATGTTCAAATCTTTTGAACTGGTTTTCCCAGTAGTGCTAGTAAGAATGTCTCGGTAAAGCTCATCATCTAAACCAAGTTTTGTTTTGCCCACATGGATTAGCTTGATCAGATTAGCTTTCTTATTGAATTTCATTTCACACCGTTCCTTGGAAAGCTTGGAACAAACCTATAATTGCTAGAAAGGCCAATGTGATTGATGCACCTGCTTTAAATTTATATGAGCGTTTCTCAAATATAGTTAAGCCAGTTTTGTTTCGAGTGGTCCACGCCAATTTAGCCTCTTTAAAGCAAGAACCTAAACCCATTAGGAAGACAGCAAAGTAAGCCAGTACTGTTGCCCAATTCAGCAATTCATTCATGTAGGTGCTCCCAACTTTTCGTATTGTTTGCCACCATTCATTGCTTGATTCAGTTTTGCTGATTTGCCAGATTGTTTGCCCGCATGATAATCATTAGCAGCTCTGTCATTAAATGCTTTGCCTTTGTTGCGGTCATTAGGTGTGAATGAACCAAGTTTCCCGCGAGTTTTATCCATGTGTTTTTTTATACGTTCATTTGTATTTTTAGGTACTTCAATATCCAAGTCGGTTATTAAGTGCTTAACTGAGTCTACCCAGCCTTCACAAAACAAATCTGCACGTCGTACCTTGTTTTTTTTGACCGTTACACGTTTCAAAGTGTTTTCAATAAAGCTTTTTCTTGAACGAATCACTTGGCGATATAAGACATCGAAAGTATAAGATGCAACTTCTGGTGCTGGATCGACACCAATAAATGTCCAAGAAGCTTTAATGCCCCAAGTACTGCTACCAGAACTAAAAATAGGTTTGCATTGCATGGCTCTAGCTATTGTCATAACTAAGCTTGCTTCCCAAGCTTGAGGGACCTTTGTTGCTTTACTTTCGCAACTAGCCTCAACGATATCGAGTAGATCGGGATCAATCTGAAATTCGCGCATCAAAGACTGTGCTTGACGTAGAGCAATTGCTGCTTCATTTTCATTGGCTGATTTAGCCAAGGCTAAACATTTTTTGATTTTTAGAATTGCTTCTTCACGGGTCATGCTCATTATGTTGTCTCCTTAATACTTTCAATCACTTCAGGTGGTAACTTCTCTAAATCTTCGATGCTGATCATTATGTTCTCGCTGCTCATCAGTACTGGATCACGACATCCAGCAGACACAGGCACGAATGCCTGTGTTTCGCTTATGCAACTAAGGTATTCAAAGCAATTTCGATAGCACGTTGTTGAACCGTGTCCCGCGCAATTCTTTGATCGTTACTGTCCAATACGTGGTACTCGAAATAACCACAAAGGTTGAACTTCCGAACCACTCTTAGACCTTTCTTTTCAAGAGCATCTAAGTGATTTACTTTTGTTGCCATTACTTAACAGCCTCTTTAAGAGCTTTACCTGCCTTGAATGAAGGTACTTTTGCCGCTGCAATTTGTAGCTCTTCACCAGTTTTTGGATTACGGCCAGTACGCGCAGCGCGTTCTTTTACTGAAAAAGTTCCGAAGCCAATCCAAGAAACACTTCCGCCTTCAGCTAAAGCAGCACCGATTGCATCTTCTACTGCTTGTAATGCAGCTGCTGCCTGTGATTTAGTTAAATTAGCGTCCATTGCGATGTTTGCGATTAAGTCAGATTTGTTCATGTTTTAAAGTTCCTGTTTTAAGAAATAGATGCGATGTCTAGAGATAGTGGTAGGTAACCGCCAGTTGCGTCATCGCGGGTGTAAAAACGTAAGTAGGCTTTGCTGCCAATAATGTTGATGCTGTCTGAAATGGCTTGCATTGCTTGCTTCCATTTCGGGTGGTTGATTTCAATGCGTTTCAATCCGAGTACTTTGGTAGTGCTGATATCTCCCTTTTTGTCCACGTGGAATGCGTTATTAATGATGACCTTGATTTCGTCACGGCTGCCTTCAGTCCATTCTTCAAGGCACTCATCAATGAGTTGTTTTGCAGCCTGCAAACGTTCATCAAAGCTGATATTTTCCGCGATATTGCGTTGGATTTTTAATCGTCCGTCATAGCTCATGAGCGTTACGTTGCCTTTATTACCGCCAACTTTTGCACCGTATTGGTCGGTAGAAATTTGGATAAAACTGGCAATATCAGCAAAGCCTTCAACTTTGAACTCTTTTAAAAGGTCATGGATTTCTTTCGCTTTCTCATGAAGTTTGCGAACTGTTTGATCACGCAATTTGTCAATTTCTTTGACATTCGCTTCAGGTACAAATGCACCTGAAGCGTTTTCCCAATAACCTTCTGGAATAGGGTTATTCATGTGTTGCTCCTTGTTCTGATTCAATTTCCGCAGCCTTGAGGCGTTGGTAACACTGTTCTAAAGATTCTTCTGGCTGCTTGTTCTGAGCGACATGCGCCATAAGTTGTTCCTTGGGGATATTCTTCAGCCCGCGCTCAGGCTGCTTCTTATTCATTTGTGTAAAGCCAAGCATTTCGGTAACGCTTAGATTTGGGCGTGTATGCTTTTGACGTTCATGTTCAGCTTGTTCAGCAGCACGTTCTTCTTCAGTTTTCGCTCGTGGTGCAGCAGCTGCTCGGCGTTCTGTTGGTGCTGGCGCATTTTCTGGCTTGAATGAACTGATCACCTCATACAGATAGCCATGGTTTTTTAATGGCAGTTGCAATTTGCCTTGGTCACGACGTTCAAGCATTGTGTTGATTGCCCAGATCCATGCTGCTTTAGGAGCTGGATAACTGTGGTGACCACGTTTAATCTGTTGAGCATTGATATCCCCAGAAATTTCACCAATAAGCTTTGCTGTACGTTCAAAAGTAAGTTCACGATTTTGAGAGCGGAACATCCCCAAATACTTGACCAGTGGCGTAGCTAATTCACCAACCAGATTTAGTGAAGCAACAAATGCTTTGCTGGCTTCACCATGCCCCAATAGGGCATCTAGGCTGTTGGTTGCTCCGCAAGCTGGGCATCTAGTTCTCATTCAATGGCTCCCAACAAGTCGCAATAAAGCGTTGTGGATTGCTTTGATAATTAAGCAAGCACAGTCTTCGCCAGAGTCACCTTGTAAGGCTTCTTGGTACAATTCAAAGAACTCTGGATCATCAGAAATTTTCTGAAGCTGTTCCCATGTAAGTTCATTGGGAATAACTGCATGCTTGTTATCAACTAACTTGTTTAAGTCTTTTTTGAAGTTTTCGCGCTTTTGATTAGTGTTCATAGGCCACCTCGAAAATGCTTAGATTTGCTTTCAACTGCTGTTTGACAGTCAATGCAAAGTTTTACGTTGCCTAGAGCGCGACGACGCTCTGGAATTTCTGCACCGCAGTCATCACATTCATAGTTGCTGACTTGGTCAAAGTGTTTAATGTTGGCAAGTGCATGGTCTAAATCCTGTTCAGACAAAGTGCTTGCTACGTCTGCAAAATCAGCCATTGCAACCTCCTAATACCGCCATCGCTACAGCGATTGACATAGCCCAAACCGTAAAGCTCACAGTAAGAATATTTTTTAAATTAAATTTCATGGCTTAAACCCCCATCACGATGTCGCGGGTGATAACGTCCTCGCCAATTTCGGCAGCAAGGTTCATTGAACTGGTAATTAAGTTGCCAATGGCAAGTGGATATAAAAGTGAGCGTGTGGTTTTGCCAGCGCTATTGATATGAGTTAAGCGATCAACAATTGCTTGAATGCCGTCTTCAGTGATGATCGACTCCAGCTTTTTATCGATGCTTTTTACGCGGTGTTGTAAGTACTCAACTAAGGAGGTGTTTGTTAAAGGTTCTAGTGTCACCATCTCACAGCGCTGTACAACTTCACGGACTGCGGGGTTACGCTCACTTAATTTATTTGCAAGTTCTGGCTGACCAATTAAGACGATCCCAATTAGCTTTTTGTAGCCATCTTCTAATTCAAAGAAACGCTTTAATTGTTTAAGAGTCGCGATTGGCGTACTGTGACCTTCTTCAATCACTAATAAATGGCTATAACCAGCTTCGCTTGAATTTTTTAAAATCGTATGGACTTGACGAAAACGAGCCTCGGCAGACATGCGTGGTTTTTCTTGACCCGCACTAACTGTATTAATAATTGCTTCAGCGATATGGCTTGATTTAAGTGTCTTACCTTTAATGTCATTATCTTCAGTTGCAATGACGTATGGTTCGATAATCAAAATAGGTAATTTTTCACGACGAATACGGTCTAAAAGGTCGCGTCGTAAAGTCGATTTACCTGAACCTGATTCACCCGAAATTGCAATGAATCCACCATGTTTAGCTGTCTGATACAACGCTTGACGTACATAGTTGATGTCGCTATTCAAGAACAGTTCTTCAACTGAACGAACTTCATTTGTAAAAGGGTTATCAAACAAGCCAAACAGTTTTTTAGCTTGTGGAGTCAACGACTGTTTTGCGAGCAACATGGCTTGTTCATCCTCATTTAAAAGTTCATTAATTTGTTTGTTTCCGTGCCGTGCTACTAAAGCGCGATACACGTGATCAAGTTCTCTTTCACTTGCTGCTTCAGAGCCAAGTCTTTCGAGAAGTGTTTTTTGTGGTGGTGCATCAAACATTTCGTTGAATGCGTTGTCGATTTCTGACTCGCTAATCTTTGCGTTGACCAAGAACTCTCTAAAACGGGCTTTCACAAAATCAGTATTTTTCTTCGGCCATCTCAGGCAGTTGATGATGATGTTGATCGATGACGGGCTTAGCTGTACGTAACGAGCTAAGTCAGCTTGTATAATTCCGTTGTCTAAAATTAGATCCTTGAGTTTTGTCGAGCAGTCTTGTTGTTTCATGGTTGCTCCTTAACCGACAACGCGAAGTTGTGGTCGTTGTTGTGGAAGTTCTTGTTCAGCCTTGATTGCTTCAGCAATTTCACGTACTGCATCGGCAGGGACTAAACCATCTGGATATGATTTTTTGAGGGCTTTGTAGTGATCTGTGGTCCACAGGTCACCGATTAAGCCTCGGATTTCTTTTGCAGCTTCTACTGCTGAAATAGGTGCAGATTCACGACGTTGTTTTGGTGTAGTGACTTGCTCACCAGCACGCTTGATGTAGGTCGGAACTTCAACCGCAGCAACATCTGCCATAGCATTGAGCTGACCTTCATACGCTGGTTTTTTCTTAGCAATGGCTTTATCAACTTGCTCAAGTGTGTCAGCGCCATAAGCGTTCTTGAGAATGCGTTTGCGGTTTTCATCAATTGGGCTCTGAGGCATTGCTTTGATTTCTTCACCGATTACAGCCGCATCATTACCAAAACCAACCCAATCAACCTGCAACGGTTCACATGTGAAAATGACTTCATTGCCGTGCTGATCTTTGGTCAATACATCGATGCAAGGCGCACGGTATGGATTCACCACAATTTGCAATTTAGCTTTCGGGTAAACCCCATCAACATGGCGAACGTCATAGTCTTGCGAGCCATAGCCTTGAATGGCATGACTAACTGTAAGATTGGCTTTAACTGTTTTTTCAACTGGTACTGTGCTGATAAGTTCTCGGCATAATTCCATTGGTGGAGCAATGCGTAATTGTTCAGGCTTAATGGTTTGCCAGACTGCATTACGGCTGCGCTTAGTGCGGCTATGAATTTTGGTTTCATTCCAAAACATGCGCCAATCCGCTGCTTTTGCATTTAACTCTTGAATGTTGTTGATCTGCATGAAACGCAGACGACCTTCAAACTGTGTTTCAACAATATTTTGAGCGTTTTCAACTTGGCCTTTTGCTTGTGAATTACCAGTCGCATGGGGTATGAAAGTTACATCTAGGCGCTCAAGTAAGTTCCTGAATAATCCACTAGTGTTTGCACAACCTTTGTCTGTGTAGAGGATGTTTGGAACACCGTGCATTGGTTCTTGAGCAGAGCGTTTTTGAATACCGTTTAAGAAAATCTCAATTAAGTTTTCAGAGCTTTCACTTCCGTACACGTACTCAACATAAATTGAGCCTGAGAAGTGGTCGGTCATGACATAACGAATCACACGGTCATTTTCGATTTTCTTTACATTGGCTGGCTTGTTCTTATAGAACTTTTTCTCATCCATCACTTGCATACCGCCTTTAGGCAGGTAGAACAAAACACAGATAGAAGCATCGACTTGCCAAACGTGGTTGGGGTGTAGCGATTTTTGCTGTGTATGTGCCGATGGTGTAGCCAGTTGTTTTGGGTGGCACATATTTTGTTTCATGACACGCGCAACTGTTGCTGCTGATACTTTCGGTGCTTTACCGTCAGCGATAAGCATTTCCAGTGCAGTAGTCATCGGCAATGTCTTTTTGCCATTGGCACGGGTTGCTACATGCACCATACCGCCGACCATTTCAGCAACTTCTGTTGGTACAACAGTTTTGCCTTTATCAGAGCGCTGTTTACGTTCAGATTTGAAACCTACTTTTTCAAGTTCACGGTAAAGTTGCGGTTTGCTAAGACTTAAAAAGTCACATGCAGTTTTTACAATCGCAGCTTTCCCACCAAACTCAGCAGCAGTAAGTTTGGCTGCAATCTCACGCAAATAATCTTGTTTTGCTAAGTTTGGATTTGTCATGATTACTGCTCCACGTTTGTTGCATCAAATGCAGCAGCGTCTTGATCCGCAGGTAACCATGCTGGGTTCACCATCGTTTCAAAATCAATTTGAATTCCTAGCTCAACACTAGTTTGTGCAATCTGTTGAAATGCGCTGATAACGAGGGCTTCAAGTTGTTCTTGGATGTTGTATAGGCCATGCTCGTTGATTGTGTCTAAAACTGAGTTGACCGTATTTTTAAAACGCACTGTGTCGTTGTGCATTGTTAAACATGCGGTGTTGGCTTCTTCTAAAGCCTTTGCAGCAATGAGTTGCTCTTCAGATTCAGCACGCTTTTTGATTTGAACAGGACTCTGGAGTTTTGTGATTTTTGCATCCAGTTCGTTAAGCTTTTCATCTTTCTTTTTAAGCAAAAGGTCAGCTGCATCTTTGTCTGCTTTAGCATCACGTAGAGCTTGTTTAAGTTCACGTGTAGACATGGTGTCAATACTGTCTAATGAAACAGCGCCAATGCTGCCGCCTTGTTCAATAAAATCTAAGTCGTCATCATCTAAAACAACTAGTTCTAAAAGTTTTGTTTGAGTTTTTGCTGCTTGTAAAACGGAATTCGAATTCCGATTTGCAAATTTCAAAACCGCTGACATGAACTTTCTTGCCATACGAGGGCTTAAGCCTAATATTTCGATACGCTTTTCAAATTCGCCATGTGCAGTCATTTCTTTAAGGATTAATAAGCGTTTGCCTAATTCCATACATGCTTCAACTGTACGCATTTGATAAAAGCGAATTTCATCTTCTAATGCACCAACAGTTAATGCACCGTCATAACCAAGTTGAGTTGCAAGCCCCGCTACTGATTGCGTGTGTTGCTGTATTAAGTCGACTTCAGTGATTACTTCATTGCTCATAACGAACCCTTATTAAAACTGTGTATTTAGACGTTGCTTGTATTCATCAATACGAGCTTGAACACGTTCACATTCTTCTTTGCATGCCATACCAAACCGAACTGCTTTCATGCTTGGCGCATAGTTTCCGTTGTCACGTTTTTCTGCCCAGCCATTTGCTTCGAGCGTTTGTAATGCACGTGTGATAAACACAGGTGTTTCATTTAGGCTTTCAGAAAGTTGTTTGTTGCTAACGCCAGCAATGTAGTGACCACGCAATGCGAATAAGACTGTTAAAACTTTTGCTGCTGATTTATTTGGTGATGTCATAGTGATCACCAGTCATGTTGTATTTAAGAGAAATAAGTTCTTGACGAAGAATCTCGTTGTCTTGCTCAGCAAAGTACCAACCAACAAAAGCGAAGATTGATAGTGCAAATATGAGCTTACTTATCAGAGGGATATGGTCATTCATGCTACTTTTTTCCTAATTTCGTACAAAAAGGGGTTAAAAAAGGGATAAAAAGCAGTTAATCTATGACACAGTCTCTGGTTTTGCTTTTAGTCCAAGTAACACAGCAATCTCATGACCTTTGCCATAAAGACCTTTACGTGATCCGTTCATCACTTTGTAAACGTCGCTAGGTTCGAGATTGTTTTCTAGAGCAACTTGTTTAAGGGTTTTGCCTTGAGCGCGAAGGTTTTGTTTGACCTGCTCAGGTGTGAGTGCTTCTGAATTAGATGTCATTTACGATCTCCTTACAAGGTAAATATAGTGCATATATGCACCCTATTGACCTGATATTAGTTCATATATAACCCTATTTCAACTTATTTAAGGCCTTTTTATGCACAATTTTGTTTCTGATCGGTTTAAATCCGAGCGAAAGAGGTTAAACCTGAGCCAAGAAGGGTTAGGAAATTTAATTGAAGTAAGTGAATCAACTGTTAAGAGATGGGAAAATGGGGCTTCAATCCCTAGTGATAAGCTCATTCTGTGTGCACAGCATGGTTTTGATATTACTTATGTTCTTTTAGGTGATAAGAATGTTGAAGAAACAAGTAAATCTGATGATTTGTTTTGTGGGGAATTTGCTTTAGTAAATGTTTATGATGTTGCGGTTTCTGCTGGTGACGGAGCGGTTTGCTTTGGTGCAGCTGAGCCTGTTAGCCGATTAGCATTTAGAAAAGATTGGTTATCAAGACATGGTCTGTATGCTAAAGATTTAGCTATCGTCTATGCAAAGGGCGATTCTATGGAACCGACTATTCATGACAAAGAGCCTTTATTGGTTAATACACTGGATAAAGAATTAACCGATGGCTTTATTTATGTTGTGAGAAACCAAGAAAATTTTTGGGTTAAGCGTGTGCAACGTCAGTTTAATGAATTGTTATTGTTGTCAGATAATGAAAAATATCTACCAATGAAACTCGATTTAAATGAATCGACAGATATTGAAATTATTGGCAGATGGATACCACCAAGTCGCGGGACTTTCTATTAATATGAATAAGTTAATTACTATTGTTGGGTTCTTATTATTGGCAGGTTGCTCTACGCAAAAGCAACCAGAGTCAGAAGCTCCTTATGTGAAACAAAACTATAGTGAATCTGACCCTGCTGCAAAGTTGAGTGTTTCCCAATTTGCCAATGTGGTTAAAAGTATTTATCCAGCCTACCAAATCAGTCATTCAAACGATGGTGGTGAAGTAAAGTTTTTACCAAATGATGTCAAAGCAGATACTAAATTTGTGCCAAATAATAATTGGTATAGCATTAAAATTATCAAAGACCCAAACACGGAAAATTGGAAAGGTTTAGTTGTTGAGGTCTTTAATAAAGAATCTTATGAACAGTCTAAAACCGTTGCCTTTAAAGACTGTCAAAAGATTTTAGGTAATATTGATAACCGAGTACCGACAGTTATTAATGAACTGGAAGATCGTATAAATAAGACTGAAACTGAGTCATCTAAAAACCTGTCTTCGGTGCACCGTTATGGATATACCGTTTACTATGATGCAAGCCATTACAATGAAGGCTATCCAGTATCTTGTATGGTTGGCATTTAGAACCATAAACTGAGCGGAAGCATTTCCGCCTGATAAAAAAATAGTTCAGATAGCAACATAGCCTCATCATTTGATGAGGTTTTTTTGTTGTGGCTAAAACATTCCAAGATGCTCTAAAACGGGTTCTTCAGCATGAAGGCGGTTATGTTAATCATCCTTCAGACCCAGGCGGTGAAACCAATTACGGCATTACAAAAAGCGTTGCCAGTCAGTACGGTTATAAGGGTTCAATGAAAGATATCCCAATGGATATTGTTGAGAAGATTTATAAAAACCAATACTGGGATGCAATGAGCTGTGACAGCTTCCCATTCTCTGTTGGTTTCCAACTTTTTGATGCAGCTGTAAATCATGGCTTGCTTAATGCTCGAAAACTTTTACAGCGTGCAGTCGGTGTGAAAGATGATGGCATTGTTGGTTCTTTAACTTTAGCGGCAGTTCGTAAGCAACCACAGTTTGCTTTAATCAGTTTATTCAACTCCAAGCGTATTGAATTCTATACAAAGATTTCAACTTTCAATGCCTTCGGCAAAGGCTGGATGGCACGTGTAGCGGTGAACTTGAAATATGCTGCGGAGGATATGGTATGAGCCAATGGAAGCGAAATTACCGTCGTCAGCTAGCTAAAAGTCAAAATGGTTTGGTAAATCCAAATAAACCAGTTGATTCACAATATATTCAAGGTGTTGCAGTAAAGCTCAAAAAGCGCTGGATTGTAGAAAATTGGCGAAGTGGCTGGCTATGGCTATCGAACTGGTTCATTGCATTAATTGCATATGTTCAATTTTACGGTGTACCGCCTGAGTTGATTCAATTACTGCCTATAGCAACCCAGCAACGCGTAACAACTGCCTTGGCAGTTTTGGCTTTTATTGGTCGTTTTATTGATCAAAACCGAGCTAAGCCTTTGCCACCAGTTGACGAGGACAATTAATGCAAATTAACCCCGCAACTGTGTTAGCTCTGGTTTCGTTTCTTTGTAACTTTGGGCTTGGTGTTTATATCTTTGTTTCAAATCGCCAAGCCGCCAAAGACAAAGAGTTGCAAGAAACTAAAGAGCGTTTGACTCAAGTAGAAGAACGAATTCGTAACATGCCTGATCACCAAGTGATCTATCAAATGTCTGGTGATATGAAAGCCTTAAAAGAGTCTGTTGCGGGGTTGAAAGAACTTATCTCCCCCTTAGCAAAGGCGGTAGATCGTGTGAATGATTACTTATTGCATAACAAGGATTAAATATGAGCTTCGCCAATCATTTAAAAGAAGACATGCGTTTGGTGGTATTGCGCCTTTTACATGAATTACCACAGTACCGTTCTAACTCGTCAGTGCTTGTTGCTGGTCTAGATCGTTACGGACATAGCTTTAGTCGGGATCAAGTTAAGACAGAATTACACTGGCTTGCCGATCAGGGCTTAGTTGTACTTGAAGATGATCTTGGTTCTGTGTTGGTTGTAAAGTTGACCGAGCGTGGAATGGATGTCGCTACTGGTCGCATTTCAACACATGGTGTTAAACGACCTTCTGCATAGGAGCAAATATGTCAAAGTCTTTTATGCATAAGTTGTCGGATGAGCAACGCACATTTGTAGAAAAATTACTGCGTGAAGACCGACTGACATTGAATGAAATGCTGGACGAAATTCGCGCTGAATTTCCAGCTGACTCAATTCCAAGCCGTTCGGCATTAGGTCGTGAAAAGAAAAATTGGGCTGAAGAAGCCAAAGCCATGCGCGAAATTGCTGCTGCCTCAGAAGTCTTGGTTAAAGAGTTTGGTGAAGATCCCGACGATAAAGGCGGTATTTTGTTGGCTCAAGCTGTACAAGCCATTGTGACTAAGAAAGCTCTAGATGAGCTGACCAATACAGGTGATGACCCTGAAAAGCCCAAAATGGATATTGATGCTGTTGGTGCTTTGGCTCGTGCTGCCCGTGCAGCAATGATGACCAAGGAAAAGGCAATGGATAACCGTGATGAAGTACGTCGTCAAGCACGTGAAGAGCTGCTTAAAGAACAAGATGAAAACCTCAAAAAAGCTGCTGCATCTCAAGGCATGGGTGACGAGCAAATTCAGTTCTGGCGTGAAAAAGTTCTAGGTATTAAATGATGAATACTCAAAAGCCTCGGCAAGATACAGTTCGTGTTATTGACTGGGATGAACTTCCTGAGCGTGCCCGCAACCTGCCTAATAATCTGAACCCTTTTGAAGAAGGTGTTTTGATGAAACACCAAGTTGAATGGTTGAAGATTAAGACAGACATTAAGGCTTGTCCTAAAGGGCGTCGAACTGGTATTACTTTTGCCGAAAGTTTTGATGCAGTTTTTACAGCTGCCGCCAGTAAAGAAGCTGGCGGTATGAGTGTTTACTATATTGGGGATACCAAAGAAAAAGGCCTTGAGTTTATTGGCTACTGTGCCAAGTTTTCACGTGTAATTGCTGAAGCTCAGGGACAGATTGTTCAGATAGAAGAATTTCTGTTTGAAGATCAAAATGAAAAAGGTGAAACGCGCCAGATAACGGCATACCGCATCCGTTATGCCAGCGGCTTTCAGATTGTTGCTTTGTCTAGCCGTCCCGAAAATATTCGTGGTTTGCAAGGTAAAGTCGTCATTGATGAAGCTGCATTCCACCCAAACGTTCAAGGCGTGATGGAAGCTGCAACTGCGCTTTTGATTTGGGGTGGTCGTATCTCGGTCATTAGCTCGCACAATGGCAAGAACAACCCATTCAATCAATTTGTCAAAGATATTGAAAATGGTGTGTTTGGTGAAGATGCAGCCGTGCATGTGGTGACTTTTGATGATGCTGTGGCTAATGGCTTGTATGAGCGTGTGTGCTTTATGCAGGGCAAAGAAGCTACACTTGAAGGTAAGAAAAAGTGGTACACCAAAATCCGTAAAGCTTATGGTAGTCGTAAGGCAGCCATGCGTGAAGAATTAGACGCAATCCCTCGTGATGGTTCATCAGTATGTTTACCGACTTTGTGGGTAGAGCGTGCGATGACGGAAGTTAGGACGGTATTGCGCCTGCAATTGGGTGATGATTTCACGGAGCTAACACCCGATGAACGTGATGCATATATTGATGACTGGATTCAGCGTTATTTAGAGCCAGAATTACAAAAGCTTGATAAGACTAAACAACATTGCGCTGGACAAGACTATGCACGTCACCGTGACTTTAGTTTTATTTTGCCATTTTATATAGCTCAAGATTTACGTCGGATTGCACCTTTTGTGATTGAAATGCACAAAGTGCCTTCACGACTTCAGCAGAAAATTCTCTGGTATATGCTTGATCGATTGCCACGCTTTGGCGGAATTGCAATGGATGCTACAGGAAACGGTGAAACCATTGCTGAGAATACTGCCGAGAAATATGGCGCGCATATGGTGCATCAAATCAAATTAAGTCGTGCTTGGTATGGCTTATGGACACCTAAGCTGGTCACTGCTTTTGAAGAAGATATGATTGATTTACCAATCGATGCTGACTTGAAAAATGACTGCTCAGCAATTGAAGAAGTAGACGGCATCTACATGGTTTCAAAAGCGCGTGCCAAGGATATTAAAGATCCTGAACTTTATCGCCATGGTGATGGTGCTGTTGCGATGATTCTAGGGTGGTTTGCTAGTTTGCATCTAGCAACTGCTATTGAATTTACCCCATTGCCTTCAAAAGAGGAAATGGAGCTAAATTCAGATGATTATGATGATTGGTCTGGTTCTATTGGGTGGTTTTAGGAAATTAGAATGATGATTAAAAGTAAAAAATTGGGATCAAACTAAAATTTAGTGCTGATAACTGTTCTTGTCCACAATGTAATGACTAAATGAATATGAACCATCTTTATCATTTTTGAAAAGTAACTTTAGTGATTGCATTTGAGTTAAATCATTTAGATCAGTGTAATTAATCAACAAATATACAACAGCATATTCATTTTCAAAATTTAAGTGAGTACTTTCAGTGATTAAATAAAAATCTCGCTGGTCTTCAAAATTATTATTAATAAATCCAAATGAAGTATCTCCAGCAGGGATTTGGCCGACTAAACTATCTTCAAAACTTAAAAGAAGGAAAAGCTGCCTGCAAATTGCTCGACTATTGCTTAAAGAGAGACTTAAATTGAAAAAAAATGAATCATCTGAATTAATTATAAATCCGCTAAAACTTTTGAAATGAAAAAATGGTTGGGAAAGTAATAAAGATTGTCTTTTTTGCTCAAGTCTTTCTTGAGTATTGTTTTGGATTTCAACACTTTGTTGTTTGTAACCTAGTAAAATGAAGAAAAATGCTAATGGTGCAAATACTCCAGCCAAGAAATCACCAAATTCGTTTGAAGGAAGTGGTTTATTTTCCCCATCACTTAAATAAAAATTAACCGTGTAAAAAAAAATAATTAACAAGTAAATAAAAATTGCCCAAAAGACCCAAGTCTTAAAAAAAGGTCTTTTCAAAGGTGATTGATTTTGCACGGAAGTATTTCCCCCTGATTATCAAGTTTTAATTTTTTAATAATTCAAAACGAGGTGACGACTCTTGTTGGAGCAAGAATCGCCCCCTTTGGTAAAAGTGCTACCGCAGGCTTAGCCTCGTTACTGTGCACACAGTTATTGCAGGCTATCAAAAATGAAAAAGTTTTGCAGTAGGTGAAATAATGAAAACCAAGCCAATTGTTCCTTGGATGGGTGGTAAGCGTCGTCTGGTGTCGCAACTGATTGAAAAAATGCCAGAACACCAATGTTATGTAGAGTTATTTGCAGGTGGCGCAGCTTTATTTTTTATGCGCGAAGAGCAATCAAAAGTTGAAGTCATTAATGATTTAAATGGTGAGCTGGTAAACTTATATCGAGTTGTGCAGCATCACCTTGAAGAGTTTGTCCGTCAATTTAAGTGGGCGCTGGTCAGTCGCCAGATGTTTGAATGGCTTAAATCTGCCAGTGTTGAAATGATGACTGATATTCAGCGTGCAGCTCGTTTCTATTATTTGCAGCACACAGCATTTGGAGCCAAGGTATCTGGTCAAACTTTTGGTACTGCAACCACAGCCAGACCAGTAAACTTGCTCAGAATAGAAGAACAATTGAGTGAAGCGCATTTGCGTCTGTCTGGAGTAACAGTTGAGCATTTAAGCTGGGATGCATGTTTACTGAAGTATGACCGTCCTCATAGTTTTATGTATGCCGATCCCCCGTACTGGAAGTTAGCTGGCTACGGTGTTGGTTTTGGTTTGGATCAATATGAAAAGATGGCTGAGCTAATGAAGACCTGTAAAAGCAAAGTTATGCTTTCAATAAATGATCATGAAGATATGCGTGCCACATTTGATGGGCTGAATATTGTAACCACCAAAATTAAATATTCAGTGGGTAATTCTGGCTCAGGTCGTGATGAAAAACAGGAACTCATCATCACCAATTACTGAAGCATGGTGTTTATAGATTTATAAATCTTTATAAACGCTCTTTACGGCATTTGTTTTGTATTTTGCTGCAATGATCCGTAAAACAGAATAAGTCGCTTAAATCGCAAATGAGCGTATGAAATTGGGCGGAAGCATTTCCGCCTGATTTTAAGCCCGCTAAAATTTCACAATGGTGCAGAATCCTCAAATTGTATTTGCATCTATCATGGCTAAAAAAGACCGCACTTCTAAAAAACAAGATCGTACTGCACTAGAAACTAACCAAACTGCTGAAATTGCATGGCTCACCAATCAGGCCCAAGAACATCCTGTTGTTGGAATGACGCCACAGCACTTGTATCGCTTACTTACAGATGCAGAACAAGGCAACCTACAAGCTCAAGCTGACCTGTTTGCAGATATGGAAGAACGTGACGGCCATATATTTTCCGAAATGGATAAACGCAAGAAAGGCATTAACGGCCTAGATTGGGGGGTTAAGCCGCCAAAAAATGCATCTGAACAAGAGAAGAAAATTGCTGAAGAAGTTCGTGAATGGATTGAGGACATTCAAGACTTTGAGATGTTTTTGTTTGATGCGATGGATGCTGTTGGGCATGGTTACAGCTGTCAAGAAATTGAATGGCATCAAGTTGGCAACTTATGGCTACCGAAAAGCTTTGAGCATCAGCTGGCGCGTAATTTCATGACGCCATTCGATAAACCCAATGAGCTGCGCCTAAATGACGGTAGTCCAGAGGGTGCAGAGTTTTGGGACTTTGGGTGGTTCATTCATCGCCACAAAGCTAAATCAGGATACATTGCCCGATCTGGTTTACACCGAATTTTGTGCTGGCCGTTTATCTTTAAGAATTATGGCATCCGTGATGTGATGCAGTTCCTTGAAGTTTACGGTTTGCCAATCCGACTTGGTAAATATCCTTCAGGTGCAACAGATCAGGAAAAAATGACTTTGCTGCGCGCAGTTATGTCGATTGGCCGTAATGCTGGTGGCATTATCCCCAATGGTATGAGTTTAGATTTTGAATCAGCTGCTGACGGTGACACAAAGAATCACATGTCACTTATAGATTGGTGTGAGAAAACAGCTTCAAAAATTATTGTGGGTGGAACTTTACTGTCTCAGGCAGACGGTAAAACCAGTACCAATGCACAATCAAATACACATGAAATCCAGTTTGAAAAGATTAAAAAGTCTGATGCTAAACAATTAGCAAGGTCATTAACGGATTATCTTATCAACCCTTTGATGCGGCTGAACTATCCAAATGTTACAGCTGACCGTTATCCAAGCTTTTTCTTTGATACATCTGATACTGAAGATATGGAGGTATTTGGTAATTCTCTTGAAAAATTGGTACGTGTTGGCATGAGAATCCCTGTGTCATGGCCTCATGAAAGACTTGGTATTCCACAGCCTGCCGATGACAAAGAACCAATCCTAACAATTCAAAATGGGCCTGTGCCTAATTTGGCAATGAATACATATCAGCCTCAGTTATTGGGTGGCATTATTGCTGCCAATTCAGCACAGCTACCTATTGAAGAGCAATCCCTGCAACTGTTGCTGAAGGATCAGACCAATATTGCACAAGATACGGTTGAGTCGTGGACCAAGCAGCTCTTGGCAAAAATTCAGTCAGGCAATGAAGAAGAGATACTTGCGCTTTTACAGGATGCATATCCAGCTGATGACGAACCAGCATTACAGGAAAAACTCACACGCTTGATATTTGCAAGTGAAGTGTTAGGTCGTCTGAGTGTTCAAGCGGAGCAAACCTAATGCCTACAGCACAACGGCCAGAGCTGAACGCTCTGTTTACATTGCCCCCTGAAGATGCAATTTCTTATTTAGAAAAGAAAGGCTTCAAGATCGGCTGGGATTGGCATGAAACACTGGATAATGCACACAGCAAAGCATTTACCGTGGCAAAAGTTGCACGTATGGATCTGCTTCAAGATATCCGCCAATCATTAATTACTGCGATGCAGCAAGGCCAATCACTTGAGCAGTGGAAAGCTAGTATTACTCCAACGCTTCAAGACAAAGGTTGGTGGGGAAAGAAAATAGTTGTTAATCCCGAAGGCCGTGAACAGGAAGTACAGCTTGGCAGCCCACGTCGACTGCGAACAATTTATGAAACAAACATGCAGTCAGCTTTTGCAGCTGGCCGTTATAAAGCAATGCTGGCTGGTGCTGAAACTCGACCATATTGGGAATGGCGTCATATCTCAATTAGTAATCCGCGCAAACAACATGTGGCCTTGAACGGAAAGATTTTTAGTTATGACGATCCATTTTGGTCGGTAGCCTATCCACCATCAGAATGGGGTTGCAAATGCCGTATTATTGCCCGATCCAGACGTGAGGTTGAAGGCAAAGAAATATTAACTGGCAAAGGTCATGCCCGAACAATTAATGAAAAAGTTGGTACAGATCGTAATACTGGCATGAATGTTGTTGCCAAGCGGACTCAATTTAATATTCCAACTAAAGACGGCACGCTGACGTTTGCTCCAGCAGCTGGCTTCAATGGATCACCAGCTACCAGTTACTTGCTTGATAATGTAATGGCACAACGGACAACCGATTTAATGGGTTCGTACAAAGGTTTAAAACAAACTCAGGAATTATTGAATACACCAACACGGGCTAAAATCCACGAAAAGTTTATTCAGAATGCCTTGCGTCTGGCCGAGCCTAGAAATGAGACCAGTACCATTGGCTCCCTTCAGGATGTTGCCGTGAAATCACTCTTCAGCAGAGGTGTGCCACTTGATTCACCAATTTTATTTTTAAGTGATGCAATTGTTGTTAATAAAGAATTTTCAGGTATTGCGGTAAGTCGTTTGATGGCCTTGCCTCAGTTAATTGCTGAAGCCAAGCAAGTATTTTGGGACCCTAAAAACGAGCTATTGTTTTATGTCCTTGAGAAAGATGTTGTTCAGTTCTCAATGAGTGGAACAACTGGCACTTTTGGTGTGTCTAAGATTGTGCGAAAAAAAGACTGGCAATCTGAAGGTTTGGAGTTGATTCAATGACTATAGAACTGGGTAATAGAGAGCTAAGGACTCGGCTGACTCGCGTTGCTGAAGGAATGCTTGATACATCACCTTTGGGACATTCAATTGCCAATAGCTTTTTGACTGTTACCGAAGACAATTTTGACTCCGAAGGTCGGCCAGCATGGGCTGGTTTAAGCCTTGTGACATTGGCTCTTCGCAAGTCAGGGAAAATGCTTTTCCAATCAGGTCAGTTGCGACGCAGCATTACAACACGTGTGTCAGATAATGAAGTCGAGATTGGGACTAATGATCCTAAAGCTCCAACCATGCATTTTGGTGCGAAACAAGGTCAATATGGCAAGTCTTCAAGAAATGGGCCGCTTCCATGGGGAAATATTCCTGCAAGACCTTTTTTACCAATGGATGAGAACGGCAATTTACAACATGAGGCAGAGCTTGCCATATTTGATGATGTAGACCATTACTGGCATCAATTATTTAATTTCTAAAACTGGGCGGAAGTGTTTCCGCCTGATCTTTTTTCTCCCCTCATTCTAATCTCATAACATCTTTTAAAAAGTTGATGTTATGACCGATTCAATTCTTGTAGCTCAATGCTCATTTGATTTAACAGTACCGTCCGATCAAGCGGAATATTTGGTATTAGTTCCTGAAGGTGTTTTCCAAGGACGTGATGGACGTCCTACCGATGCACCTCATTGGGTTCTTACACCAGAACGAGGTCGTGAAATCGTTGCTGCATTGAATCAACACAAGGTTGATATGGTCATCGACTACGAACACGCCACATTAAAAAGCCAGAGTACAGGTGAACCTGCACCAGCTGCTGGCTGGTTGAAGTCTGCAAACTTCAGGTATATCGATGGAGTTGGAATATGTAGCACTAAATTTGAATGGCTTGATAAAGCAAAAGCCTTTATTGAGTCGGGTGAATACAAATATTTATCGCCTGTATTTTTCTACAACAAACAAGGCGAAATCCTAGCATTAATCAATGTCGCTTTAACAAACAACCCTGCATTAGACCAGTTGCCCGAAGCCAAGCTTGCTGCGGCAGCTCAGCAATTTTTTGCCCAAAACAATGATGAGGATTCAACAATGAATGAGTTTCTAAAGCTCATGCTTAAAAAACTGGGGCTGGCTGAAACCGCTTCAGAACAAGAAGTGTTGGCAGCTGCCAATAGTGTTTTCACTAAACTTGATGGTGCTTTTGGTACTTCAACTGCTAATGATCAGACCTTATTGGCTGCTATCGATAAAGCCATTGAAGTCAAGGCGGCAGCAAACAGTCAGGCTGTTGTTGATCCGTCCAAGTTTGTACCAATCGCTGTATACCAAGAAGCAGTTGCAAAAGCTGTTACTGCTGAAGCCGCTCAAAATACAAAAGAGATTGATGACCTCATCCTTGCAGCTTGTAGTGATGGGCGTTTAACAGGTGATGTAACCATTAAATACTACAAAGAGCTGGCTAAAACTAATCCTGATGTTGCCAAAGCACAAATTGAAGGATTACCAATAATTGCAGCTTTAACCCAAAAGCAAACCACTACTCACCAACATAACCAGCCTAACCAACAGCAGGTTTCTGCTGAGACTTTAGCTGTCGGCAACTTGATGGGTATTGACTGGAACGAGGCTAAATAATCATGGGCAGTATTTTAACTCAAGAAGAACGACAAACTGAGCGTCGTGAAGTCGGTTTGATTCATGTACCAGTCAAAGCTGGTGCATCGGTGGTGGCTGGATTTATTGCAGTTGTTGATGCCACTGGTTATGCAGTTACAGCAACTGCCGCAACGGGTCTAACTTATTTAGGTCGCTATGAAGATAGCGTTGATAACACTGATGGCGGCAATGGTGACGTATACGTTTTAGTACGTACTCACGATGCATTCTTGTTCGCTAATAGCGCGACTGATCCTGTGACTCAGGCATCGTTTGGAAAGCCTTGCTATATCGAAAATAGCGAAACGGTTGCTGAAACAGATGCTGGCGGAACCCTGTCAGTAGCTGGTCGTGTAGTTGGTGTTGATGAAAACGGAGTGTGGATCGAATGAATGTTAATGGCGCGAATTTAAATGCGATTTTCTTAAATCTTAGTAAGGTATTTAACCAGACTTTTAATGAAGTTGAGGTTGAATATCCAGCTATTGCAATGGTTGTTCCAAGCAATGGTGCGTATGTAGATTATCGCTGGTTAGCTAATTTCCCTCAGATGAAGGAATGGATCGGTAAAAAACACATTACCAAGCTTGCAGAATATGATTATGTCATTCGTAACAAAGACTACGCAGCAACGATTGAAGTGCGTCGTAACGATATTGAAGATGACCAAATGGGAATCTACAAGCCGCAAGCTGAATCTGCTGCTTGGTCTGCAAAACAACATCCAGATGAATTGGTTTTTGAAGCAGTAAATAAAGCATTTACGGCTGAATGTTATGACGGTCAACCGATGATTTCAGGAAGTCATAAAGTTGGCAAATTAACCTTTAGCAATAAAGGAACCAAGAAACTCTCGATTGCTTCATTAGCAGCAGCTCAAGCCTCATACGGTGTAGCACGCACCACTTTGATGAAATTCAAAGACGAATCAGGCCGTCCATTGAATGTTAAGCCGAATATTTTACTTGTGCCTCCAGCACAGGAAGATGTAGCCAATGCTTTGATGACTGTTGACCGCTTGGAAGATGGTAAGCCAAACCCTTACAAGGGTACGGCTAAGGTACAAGTGTCAACACGTTTGACTGATGACGATGCATGGTTCTTGTTGGACAACACAAAACCTGTAAAACCTTTTGTATATCAGGTGCGTAAAAAACCAGTATTTGTTTCACAAACCAATATGGAATCTCCATCTGTATTTATGGAAGGCGTTTTCTTCTTTGGTGCTGAAGCGCGTGGTGCTGCTGGTTATGGCTTCTGGCAAACCATTTACGGCTCGACTGGGAAGGAGGCGTAAGCCATGTATGCAACGGCAGCTGCGATGATTGCGAAGTTTGGTGAGCGTGAACTTATTCAGCTCACTGATAATGAAGCCCCATATTTGGAAGTCATTAACTATGACAAGCTAAATAAGGCTTTACAACATGCTAACTCTCAAATTGAGGGCTATCTTGTTGGTCGCTATAAGCTGCCGTTGCAAACAGTTCCGCCATTTTTAGAATCCATTGCATGTGACATGGCTCGCTACCATGCCTGCACTGGAGCATTTTCTGAAAATGATCCAATTCGTACACGTTACGACGATGCGATCAAAACATTAAAGGAAATCGCAAAAGGCACAGTCAGTCTTGGTAATGCTCCAGCTGGTGAGTCTGAGCCAGTTAAAACCTCCTCAAATAATGTGATGTTTCAGGTCGGGCGCAATGATTTCGGAGGTCGTGGATGGTAAATCTTGATCTCGGTATTGTTGTGCAAGGCATGAAAGATGTTATGCATAAACAGGTTGAAAGTAAGGCATGGGATTGGGTTCGTGCGATCAAAACTTATGGTGGTGAGTTTGATGGCGAAACACTGGCATTTGTTAAAACCTTTCCTGCAATTTGGGTGACATTTCAAGGTTCAGGAACTCCCAAAAAAATCTCACATAACAAGACTGAATATCCAATCACCTTGATTGTATTGGTCGGTGCACGTTCTGTACGAAATGAAGAAGCCCAACGCTTAGGTGCAGGACGTGATATCGGTACTTTTAAGATGCTAAGCCATGTCCAGAACTTACTCATTGGTAATGACTTATCAAGTGTAGGCATTAAAGGCTTAGCTTCATTAGAACTGGGCCGTACCAAAACTATTTTTAATACAACTACACGTGAACAATCGGTCAGTGTACTTGCTCAAGAATTCCATACCCAATACACCATCACGGCTTCTGACAGAGACCGTGAAGAAGCTGAGACTGTTGAAGATCTGCTGGGTGTTCAAGTCGATTATTACTATCAACCAGACGATGGCTTTGTTGATGCCTCGGATCGGGTTGAGTTTCAGGAAAATTAAGCTATGTCTATTTCTGCAAATATTAAAGTTCCAGACGTATACACCAGCGTCAATATCAATACTCAGCGGACGGGTTTACCCCTAAACGATCAGCGAGTTTTATTTGTGACGCTGGATGTTTTGTCAGAGCAATTTACGCCAGTCGACGTTTATGACAAAGCTGATGCTGATACCAAGTTTGGTGCTAACTCACAAGCTGGGCGAATGATTACAGCTGCTGTCAAAACTAATCGTACTGTTAGTGTGCAAGCTGTAGCGCTTGCAGTTGAAGGTGTTCAAACACAAGCAGCTCTTCAAACTGAAGGCGGTACTGCACTTCAGACTGAAGGTGGTGCTTTGATTGAACCGGAGTAAAGTATGGCTCAACAAACAATCATTATTGAAGTACCCGGCACTCCGATTAGTGAGCTTGAACAAACTTCAAGTGTTTCCCTCGTTGATGTATTGCCAGTGGTTCAAGATGGAGAAACAAAGAAAGTTCCATTAGAGCAAGTATCTGATCTTGTTAAGGCTGGATTGGGTTCTGCTGCATTAAAAAATGAGGAAGATTTTGCAACACCAGATACTGTTTTATCAGTAGCACAAGCGAGTCAGTTGCGTGATGATGCACAGAATGAACGTATTGATGAGGTTGAGTTTAAAACGACTCTAGCTCAGAGTGGTTTTGAAGCTTCATTTAATAGTTATGCAGAAATGCTTGCTTATACACCTTCAAAGCCTAATGTTTCTGTCCGTGTGAATGCTGATCAAGATTCAACAAAAGTTGGTACATATACATGGACTGGTACAGAGTATAAAAAAGGTACTGATTTACTAGCAGTTGCAAATCAAAATGCAATTGAATTAGTTGAATCAAAAAAAGATGCAGCCGATGGATTCGTAACTACTCTATCTTTTAATCTGGGTAAAGGTTTACCTCAAGATGTGACCAATTCCGTCGAAAAAATCAATGGGCTTGTTTATAACTATAATGGCTCTGTTGAAAGTACAACGGCAACAGCTTGGGATGCTTTCTTTATTCCAGTTAAAGCTGGTGATGTGGTTGACGTTTCGGGTTGGTACGGCTCGGGCGGTACGGAGCTACAGGGTTTACTACTACAGTTTGATGAAAATAAGACTTTCATTGGTTCTTTATTTAATTTGGCTTCTGTCGGTACTGTTAAACCATATACCCGTATTGCAACTGCAACTCACGATGGCTTTATTTATATGCGTCATCGCAAAGATGCTGGCCCTGCAAAAATCTTTTTAACTGCTCAATCAAATGGTTATGCAGTTAAAGAAGATATTGATGCTGTATTATTGAATAATGAACAGGATGTTACTCATAAATACAGACCAGCTGGTTATTTCGTAATAAACCCCGATCATTCTATTGCTTATTCAAACAACTGGCTTGCATTCTATATCCCTGTTAAAGCAGGTGATGTAGTGCGATTGACTGGGAAGCTTGGGAATGCAACATCAACTGATCCTGTGCCGCATCTGGGTCAAACTGATACTAATAAGAACCTCGTTGATTTCGTAGGTTGGTCAGAAAATCGAACCAGATATACAGGAACTGTGATTGGTACAGCAACACAAGATGGTTTCATGTATGTACGTGTTTTTTATACCATCGGTGTTGACGACTATAAAATTGAACTATTACCCAAAAATCGTCAACTCAATAACAAAAGCTTTAAACGTTTTGCTACAGCTGAAGAAGTTCGTGAATTACGTGACGCACTGAATGCGACTGGTAAATTAAATATTATCGATGAATGTTTTATCTTTCCTGACCGCATTATGAAGCCTGATGGGCAAGTTCTTACTGCGTCATCTTATGGGATTGTATATGCTGCATTTGCTCCAGTTAAAGCTGGGGATGTAATTCAATTAAATGCACGTATGGGGTCAGGATCTGCTGAAACAATTGCGTATATTAACCAGCTAGATGAAAATTTAAATTTCATTTCAAATTTAAATTCATACGTATCAACTGGGTCAAATGTCATTGTCGCTGGTGAGGCTGTTGTAACAGCTACTCATGATGGCTTTTTATATCTTCGAATTGACTTGCGAAGTCCGTATGCAATTTATCGATTAACTGATGCTAAGAGCCAAGTTGTTGATACAAGCTCTTCAGTAGTTACTACAGCGATTCTTGAGAAATTGCCTGTACGTGCGGACAATCGCAATGGTTATAACTTTGCACCATTCACACAAAACACAATCATTTCTCAAGATAATAAGCAGTATGTGATTGTTGTAGATGAAAATCGTGATCCGATTATTCTACAACGTAATGTGGGTGATTTAAGCTGGAATACATTTAATTTAGGTACATTGGAAGGAAATCCGTTTGCTGTACCCAATGCGTTAGATGGGCATAATAACTATGCTGTAACTGTGACAAAAGATGGCTACATCATCGTCACAGGCAATCACCATGGTCATCCGTGCCGTGCCACAATCACGACCAATCCACATGATATTTCCGCATGGCGTCAAATTAAATATACGCTTTCAAATGCTGTCACTTATCCGCGGTTTGTGCGTTATCACGATGGAACGACCTTGGCCTTTTGGCGTGAAGGTGCTAGTGGTAATGGTGCTTATTATACTTGTACATTCAATGATACAACGCTTGAATTCAATGAAAAGAAACTGATCATTGATGCAACAAACTCAAATCCGTATGAGCAATTTATTGGTATCGGACTAGATGGCTCATTGCACTTGTGTTGGGGATATCGTCAGTTGTCGAGTTCTGCAAATACAAATTACGGCATGTTCTATGCGAAAAGCATGGATATGGGTGAAACATGGACATCTGCTGACGGTACAAAAACTTTTCCTGTTCCTCTCACCGAAACGAATAGCGAGAAAATTTTTAATGCTCCTCAAAATTCAGGTTACGTAAATCAGAATGGCGGGTGTTGTGATTTAAACAGCTATTATCACACTGTCATTTTTCAGTATGACGCGAACAATAAGACACAAATTGTACACATCTGGTTTAACGGGACTGTGTGGGACAGTGAAATTGTCAGTGATTTTGATTTTTACTATGACTTATCTGGTCCAGTTACAACCAACGAAATCAGCAGACCTTTGATCGGTTGTTCGGTGTCAGGAAAGATTTTTGTTGTTTATCACACGTCTAATATGAACCGTGAGAACGATATTCGAATTATTGATGTCACAACAAAGAATCGTCCGAAAGATTCATGTCTTGCAAAATTTAATACGTATTTGCTGGAGCTTACGTTTAATCCAGACTACATGCTGTTAGATAATGAGTTAGTCATGCTTGCATCAAAAGGCACAGGTGGTAGTAGTGCAGATGCTTTTGCTAACCAACCAATGTATCTACTTACAGCGCCATTACCTTAAGGATCACATCATGACTCTTCAAAACACCCTCGATACCATTGCACCTTTAGGACACACCATCATTGCTGTATCAGCTCCTCCAGCTGCTGGAACTGATACAGTTGCATGGATTGATCATTTAACATCTGTCAGTGATGCCATCAATCAAAAACCAGCAATTCTGGTAGTTCCATTTACAGATATCGTTGCTGCTGAAACCTTTGCAGATCAAGCTCCTGTGAAGACTTGCTACCGTGTTGTGGTTGTTTGCTATCACGGTGCAACAGGTCAAGAACCTGAACTTGCAGCAGCAATGGCCGCAGCTTTGGCAGACTCAAACGATCCAGCTTTACCATTCAACGGTGTAAATCTTGAAGGTGTTACACCTGTTTCAGATGAGTATAAGTTGAAGTTTGAACGTATCAATGCTGCTTTAAACAAAGGCGTTTGCATGATCGAAACTGGCGCTGACGGCAAGCCTGAAATTGTTCGGGCAATTTCTACATTCCGTATTAATCCAGACTCAGGCGATGCAGATGACATCATGCTTGATATTAATGGCGCGCTGGTTATCGATTACACACGTAAAGTTATTCGCACGGCTTTGCGTAAAGAACGTCGCCGCAAAAATACAGTAGCTGCACGACGTAATGTTCGCTCGGTTATGTTGGCTGAACTTCTGAAACTTGATCGTGCTGAAATCCTTGAAAATGTTGAAGCGACGAAGGATCAACTAACTGTAGTTCAAAACGAAAACAACAAAACTTGGGCTATCGGCAAAATCCCAGCCCATTGGGTGCGTGGCATGCATGTAGTAGATGCACAACTCGATGTCTATTAATCAACTCTCTTTTAAAAGGCCGCAATTGCGGCCTTTTTTATTGGGCGGAAGTATTTCCGCCTGATCTTATTTAAATAGTTATTTGACAATGGGCCATCATTAAAAAGAGAGACACACAATGTCAGAAGCTGCAGTTGGCTCAATTGTAATGAGCTTCAATGGGCTGGATTACGATGTTTCACGGCTCGGTACAAGTATTACGACTGGGAATCGCCCAATCGCAACGATGAACCGTCAACAGCGTGTGAAGTATAAAGCCCGTGGTATTACGACTTATGAACTTACTGCAACTGTAGTCATTCCAGATGGAAAGGACACAGTGCAATGGTTACAGGTAGATGATGCCCGAATTTCAATCGAGTCCCCTTCAGGGAATTATCGTGAAACTTTCATTGACTGTAATGTCACATCGGTTGGTGCTACTTATGATTTAAATGGCGAAACAGTGCGTGAGCTTCAGTTGTTCTGCTTAGATTATATTGACGAAACATTGTAGGTAAAAAATGGAAAAAATATTTCTTGAAGATGATTTGCCTGTTGCGATTGAGCTAGACCGCGATAAGAAAAAAATTAAGTGCAACAAGTTTGTTATTTCAGATTTGACTGCACTTGAATATGTTGAAGCACAGGCGAAAATGACTGGCCTTCAATATATGGCTATATCTGATTTAGTACCAATGATTAAGCTGATTGACTCAAAGGGTAATCAGCATGAACCTACTTATGATGAAATCGCTCAAACCACACAATTCAATTTGACCCATTTCTTTAATAAAAAGGCTGAACTTGAGGCAAAGGTGAAAGCCGCGAATTAATTGGACGTGTCCATTTAATTAAAGCTTTGATGGCTATGGGTATTCCTTATGTAGAGGCTATTAATTTGCCTCTACATATTGCATTAGCTTTTCTTGGCAATATGCGGCCTTCATCCCCTCAAGTATCAAATAAGGAGCCTGAAGTACCCCCTCAAACCTCAGCAAAAACGCATGCAAAAACTTATGTCTCAACAGTGCGTAAACACTCTAAGAAGTCACAGGATTAAGTTATGAGCGGAAGCAATTCAACTGTCTCACTTACATTGCAGATTAAGGGCCAGCAAGCTTTTCAGGAAATGAATCGCTTCAATAATCAGCAAATCCGTGCCAATACTACGATCAATACACAGTGGACACAGATAAGTTCTGCTCAGGCTAGATTTGTGAACGGTGTAAAAGCTGGTACACAAGCCACTATAAATACGGCCCGTGTGGGTGATCAGTTATTGCGTACCAACCGTATGCTTGAGGGGGTTTTAAGACAGCAATCTATTCAGACCAGAATTCAAAGCCAGCTTTATAAGCAGCAAGTCGGCTCAATGCAGCAAGTGGCAAACTGGGCAAGACAGGTTGAACAATCAAGCAAGCGTACCCACCAGTCAACGCAACAAACTATGTCATTGTGGCAGAAAGGTACTGCTGTTGCTGGTGGTGCAATGGCTGGTGGCATGTACTTCTCTAATGCTCTACAGAAGCCACGTGATTATGACCAACAATTAACCTACATCGCAGCAACTGCTACAGGTGGTAAAGGCATGACACCAGAGGCGCGACTGGCTGCACGTGGTCAATTAAATGAATACGTCAAAGCCGCTGTGCGTGGAGGTGGTGGAACGCGTGAGGATGCTGCTCAAGCAGCAAACGATTTAATTGCTTCAGGTAAATATGAACTCAACAATGTAGCTCCAGCTTTAAATACAGTAGTAAAAACAGCATTTGCCACAGGGGCAGCAGCGACTGATGCAGCAGCTTTAACTGCTCGTATGCAGGACTTTGGTATTACTGATTTACAGCGTGGGCATGATATTGCTGTTCGTGGTGGGCAGTTAGGTAGTTTTGAATATAAAGATCAGGCGAAATGGCTGGCCCAACAAATGGCAGCAGCACGTGCTGTTGGCTACAGTGGTGAAAAAGGCTTTGTTGAACTTGTTGCAATGAACCAAGTTGCCATGAAAACAGCTGGTACTGCTGATGAAGCTGGTAATAATGTAGTCAACTTACTCGCAAAACTATCAAGTCGTGAATTTAGTAAATCTATTAGTGATGCAGTTGTTGCACATTCTGGTGATCCTACAAAATCTGATGGTAAGAAAAAACCAAAACAGGTCTTTGATTGGGGCACTTATTCAATTCAACAGCGTGAACAAGGTGTCTATGGTGTTGAAGCATTTGTAAAATTATTAGAGCGACAACTCGCTGGTAATGCCCAATATACAAAGCTTCAGGCACAAGCTAAATCCTCAAATTCAGCAGCACGCACAGCTGCTTTGGAAGATATGAGTAACATTGCCATGGGTTCTGAAATCGGCAATATTATTGCGGATCGTCAGGCTCTCATGGCTGCTTTAAGTGTGGTTTATAACAAAGACACTTTAAATGATTTAAGAAAGCAGCTACCTAATGCAGGCGGTACAGTTGCTGCTGATTATTCAATGGTTAGCCAGACAGAATGGGCCAAAGATCAGGCATTAAATCAAGAAAAACTTTTTGCACAGTCTAAAGCCTATGATGCTGTGTCTGGATCATTAGGCGATTTAAAAGAAACATTAATTAAAACAGCTTCAGAAAATGAAAATTTGGCTGGTGTTACCTATGGTGCTGCCGTTGCCGTTGGTGGCCTTGCATTAGCAGCTGGTGCAGCAGCTTTTACACTTCGTACAATGGGTGGTGGTAAAGTTCCAGATCTACCCGCTGGTACAAGAGGTGGTTTAGCTTCTAAAGCGACAAACGCAGCAAAAACCGCAGGTCTTGTCGGCGCTGCTTACACTGGCTTTGAGTTATTTAAACCTATTGATGATGCGGGTTATAAGACTGTCAGCGACTTGCTTGCAAAGATCGGTATAGGCTCAGGTGGTGAGCGTCCAGACTTTGTGCAACAAGCTATTGAACAAGGTAAAGCTCAACAAGCTTCAGCTGAAGAAAAAAGCAGTCAATTAATTGCTGAACAACAAAAGCAAAATCAATTGAGCCAAGAAATGATTAATAGGATTAATGCTTTAATTAATGTCACTGGGCAAAATAAACCCATGGTGTTTAATGGCGGTGGTTCACTTCTTGATGCCATTTCTCACAATGCAGCAACTCAAGAAGCCAGACATGGCGCTCCGCCATTCTATCTTCAGAAAAGATAAGCGGAAGCGTTTCCGCCTTATATCAAAGCCAGACATTTCACAGAATAGCCTCACAATAGTGAGGTTTTTTTATGGGCTGGGATACTGATCTTCAAGACGCAAGCTTTCGTGGTGTTCATTTTGAATGCACGTCTGTGGACGATGGTATGTCTAAAACGCTTGCAATCAAACAGGCTCCATATTCAAACAAAGCATCAATTGAAGACATGGGTATCGAACCTATTCGTTATTCAGTTAATGCTATTTATTCTGGAACTGACTATAAGCAATCGATGGATGCCTTGGTAGCTGCACTGAGGATGACTGGTGCTGGTGAATTAATTCATCCTATTCATGGCATTATGAATGTGTATGTGAACACATACCGTTTTCAACATGATGCCAATAATGTCGATTTCTGTGCTATTGCGATTGAATTTGTTGAAGGTGAACCTAAAGAAACACCTTTATTTATTCCTGTTTCTACCCCTACAACTATTGCTCCAAGCAAGATTGTTGATACACCAACCAGCGCGTTAGAAAAGGCACTGGATAAGCTTAAACTCTCTGATAACAACAAACTGTTTGAAACAGTCAATCGCATCCGCAATGGCTTAGAAACTGCCCGTAAATACATGGGTATTGTCAAAGAAGGTGTAGAAGATATTTTGTCGCCCAAAGATTGGGCCGTTGGATTAATTGATGACATCACCAAACTAGTCACTTTCGATACCAATATATCTGCTATTTCTCAGTGGCGCGATATCACTAATCGTGTGAACCGTTTTGAAAAACTTTTTCAAGATGATGAGTCCCCCGAATTGCAACAGACATGGCGTGCAACCTATATCGCCAGCAATATTGCTGTTGCTCAACAAGTTGTAAGCACTACACGTAAAGAAATGGCTGAAAACACCACAATAAGCTTCAATCCGATGGAGCTTGCAGTGGTCCGTCAAAGTGTCCGTAAAGCATTACAACAGGCTATTAATGAAGAGCGTGAAGGTTCTTCATTTGAAAATATTGCTCAGATTCAGGTTTATAAAGAAGCTGCTGACCAAATACACCTTCAGATTCAGGAATTAATAGAAACACGTCCACCGATTACGAAAGTACGTGTACCAGTACCATGCACATTGCATTGGCTTGCTCATTATTTATATCAGGACATGAGTCGTGCAGATGAAATCTTGCGTTTAAATCAGGATCTGATGAATCCAGCTGTCCTTCAAGTAGGTATGGAGGTCACTGTTTATGCAAGATAACCAAGGCAATGAAATCAAGCTGGTCATTGGTGGATACGAGATTTCAGGCTGGAATAATGCTGTTGTAGACAATCAGATTGATACTCCAGCTGAGAACTGGAGCCTGAATCTTTTTCATAAAAACGGTCAGCCATTACCTGAAGGTATTTCAGGCGGTAGTCATGTTCAGCTTTATTTTGCGAATCAATTAATTCTTACATCAATTGCAGACCGAGTGCAGGAAGGAATTAACCGTGATGGTTACGGCCTTGAGATATCTGGTCGTGATCTTGTAGGTCAATTAATTAATTGCTCTGTGCCTATCTTTAACGGCCGTCAAATTACTCTTGAAGAGCTTATTGGTCGTTTTATTTTGAATGGTGACCTTGGTTCACTCTTCCACGATGTTTCTATTCAAAATAATTCTTGGCTGAAGAACAAAGTATCTATAGAGCCTTCGGAATCCTTATGGGATGCACTTATTAAAGCTGCACAGGTCACAGGCCAACACGTGTGGTTAGAGCCAGACGGCAAGTTGGTGGTTGGCGATCCATTCGCAAATCCTTATTACGTTAAAACATCTTTAAAACTGATTAAGCCTTTAAACAACGATAACAACGTTTTAAGCCTGCAATACACCAACGACGTTTCTAATGTTTTTAGTGAAATCAAGGTGCTTAGTCAGGATGGTAACGGTCAGCACATTCTTTCAGAAACCACTGCAAAAACTCAGTACAGCTTTAATCGCCTGAAAATCATCACTTTGAGTGATGTTGAGACCCAAGCTGAAGCTGATGCGGCCCTTGAGAAAATTAAAAAAGACAATGATTTTGAAGCTAATACATTGATTGCTGTTGTTCCAGACTGGCAGGTCGATGGGAAGCTTTGGGCTACTGGTTGGTATGTAAACATTGAAACGAATGCTTTAAGCCGAGTTACAGCAAAATGGGCTGTAGTTGGCTGTACTTTTAATTTATCGCGTCAAGAAGGCAAAACCACAAAGCTACTCTTAAAACGCCAAGGCGACTGGGCAAATCCTTTAATTCTAAAGGAGAAAAACAAATGATTCAGATGGTACAGCGCCAAATTAACAAGGCTTTAGGCCAAATCAGACAGTCATTCCAAGGGATAGTTGCACGCGGTGGTTCAAAAGTACTTCAACTTACAGGTTTACCAGAGGAAACGCTTCAGGAAATCGAATTATTTCAGCAAGTAGGCTTCAGCTCTTATATCCCAGAAGGCTCACGTGTTGTGGTGCTTCCGCTTCAGGGGAAAACTTCACGCTCAATTGTCATTGCAACTACAGGTGGCCCCGTAGTTATCAATGTTTCCGAAGGTGAAACCTGCATTTACGACCAATTTGGTCATTCAATCTGGCTCAAAAAAGACGGCATCAAAATGAAAGGAAATGTTGATGTAGATGGCTATATCAAAGCCACAGAAGACATTTCAGATAAAACAGGATCAATGCAAGAAATGCGCGATGCCTATAACCCTCATACACATGGCAATAGCCCACCACCATCAGAACCTATGGAGTAGTTATGGGAACTATTAATTTAGAAACGAAAGATTATGTACTACTCAGCCTTGATCAGGCTTTTAAGGATGATGTGGTACAGGCTGTTTGTCAGCGTTTAAATATACATCGTCGCAAGTACTGGAAGGATCCGAATCTTGGGAGCCGTTCTTACACACTACGTCGTTCAAAGGATGTGCCACGCATTGTGCAATTAGAACAACAATACGCTGAAGAAGCTTTATCTGACTTAGTGCCAGATCGACTCGCTTCAGTTGTTGTAAGTGCTACCCAAACAGTGCAGAGCCAAGTTGATTTGCTTATTGAAGTAACCAAGCTCACTGGTGAAAAGCAAACAATTCCATATTTTGTGGCTGTAGGTGGTTGATATGGCATTTTCAATAAAAAGCTTTTCTCAGATTCGTCAGGATATTGTTCAAGAAATCAGAAATAAGACTGGTTTTACAATTAATGATGACTCAGATGCTGCAATTCGTGCTGATGGTACTGCTTCAGTAGTTGAAGGTTTATACCATCATCAAATCTATATTCAAAAACAGATGTTTGTAGCAACAGCTGATGAACCTTTCCTTTATTTACATGCTGTGCGTTTGGAATGTTCACGCAATGGCGGCTCAAAAGCAACAGGACGTGTCAAAGCGATTTCAAATGTTGCTTCAACCATTCCAGCTGGTACAAAAATTACAGATGGCAAAGGTCGCTACTGGCTCACATTGTACAAAGAGCAACTGACCGCGAATAAATCTAGAGAAATTCAAGTCATTGCTGAACAGACTGGCGTGAGCTGGAACTTTGACGGTCAACAACTGTTATGGGTTAGCCCTTTAGCTGGTGTTGCAGCTCAGGTCGATGTAATTGAAATGTCTGGTGGTGTGGATGTTGAGGAAGTAGAAGCTTGGCGTCAACGCATGCAAGAGAAGGAAGCCCTTGGCTTAATCCGTGACCGTGAAGCTGATCTAGTGCGAATTGTTAAAGATGTATCAGGTGTTGCAGATGTGTTTATTTTCCCCAAACGTCGGGGACTTGGTTCTTTAGACGTTGCGGTAACAGCAGCTGGTAATCCACCCAACTCACCAAGTAGTGCTTTATTAGCTGCTGTTCAGGCTGCTTTAGACGATTATTCTGGATTCTGGGCGGATGTTAGAGCTTATGCGCCAACAAAAGAATATATAAACCTGAGTGTTCTGGTAACAGGTTCTGTTGGGCTGGATGTTGTTGAGCAAGTGGTTCGTGAATATGTCGGGCAATTAAAGCCAGCTGAACCTTTCTTAGTCACAACTCTAATCAGTCGTATTAAAGAATTAGTTGGAGTGGTCGATGTACAGATCACACCTAATACGAATCAAACACCTACAAATACCAACCTAATTACTGGCTGGCTTCGTATAGGTAATTTGGTGGTGGATTACGCATGACACTTGATCAAACTGTAGAGCTTTATGCTTCAGTACTTCGCCAATTACTGCCCGTTGGTGGTTATGACAATGCACAAGACACAGTTATTGCAATTGATATCAACGCTCATGCAAAGGTATTGGCTCAAGCTGACATGGATGCAAAGCGATTGCTTTCATTTATAGAAGGCATTCCAGTTGAACTATTAGATGAATATGAACAGTCTTTAGGTTTGCCATTCAAATGCACGGTCAATGGATCAAAAACCATAGAAGAAAGATTGCAGATTATTCAATGGGTTCAAAAGACTAAAAACGTGCTTAATCGGACTTATTTGGAAGAACTACTGGAGCTTTTTGGCGTTGAGTTGATTGATTTAGTACGTTACACACCAATTCAATGCACCGCACCGTGTACGTCTCCAGTCAACACTGAAAGCCTACGGTTTAAAGTCAAACTCATTTTAAAAGCGCCAATAAGAGCAGATATGGCCTGCATTATTGAAAACTATTTACCAGCCTATGTGCGATATGACATTGAGGAACAAGTATGAAACGAATTGATAGTGTAAATGCACGTCCAGACGTAAATGGAACTGGTAAGGCTGGCTTTCATGATAATTCCGATTTAAGTGGCCAAGATGCAACTTATCTCACTCCAGATTTTCTGAATACCATCCAAGAAGAATTGGCAAACTTACTTGAGCTTAGAGGTATTACTTTAGATCCAGAGAATCGTCGTCAGCTATTTAATGCATTGGCAGGCAAAGATGATTTAGATGCTGCGTTGGAAGTTATTCAGTCAATCATTGATAACGAGCGTAATGCACGTATTAAAGCCGATCAGGATCACTTAGATACGTTAAATCCCCATCCGCAATATGTAATGAGAAAGGATTTTCGACTTCTATATAGGACACTAACACCCGAGACCACTGTAAACCCAAAGATTTATACAGATGATCCGCAGAATTGGCAGATAAAACATACAGTAGAAAATATTAGTGCTCATATCATGCCGAATGGTGTTATTAAACAGACAATTAAAGTTCGTACTGTCTACGGTGACTATAACGCTCAAGTTTACTTACCTATAGGCTTATCTAATATTTTAAACGTCTCCGCACTTTATCAAGGCCAAAAAGAGAATAATGATGCTGAAGACGATTCAGCCATTCGCTTATTAGATATCTATAATGAGGTGGTTCCAGTTGAAGATGGCTTACAGGAATGTAGAACGGTCATCAATTTCCGTTTTGACTATGTCAGTGCTAACACCCCTGGTCAAAGAGAACGTTTTGCGTATTTAGAAATTACAGGTTTTGGGGCTTCAAATACTGATCTTGAGAACTTAAATAGCTACCCATATCCGTATTACAGCAATCAGAATGATTTAGATGGTCAAGTTGTTTATATAGATCAAAATCTTTCTAGTGTAAGCCTGCTGGAGCTATTCACACAGACTTATGGTGCACCAACAGCAGCAACGAGAGCTATTTTTGTTATTGCTTCAGGTGTGACATTGGTTGCGGTTACTTCAGGTAATTGGTTAGCTGGATCAAGCCGTCAAATCATTAACTATGGTCATATATATGGTACTGGTGGCTCTGGCGGCTATTATGATGACGATACAGCTATGGTCGGTGATGGTGGTACAGCAATCATTGCTCAGAATGCTAGTAGCTTTATTGATGTACGCAATTATGGCCTAATTGCAGGCGGTGGTGGCGGTGGCGCAGCTGGTACGTCAGAATATTCAATTGGTGATCAACAGTATTATGCTGTTGGTGCAGGCGGTGGTGGCGTTCCACTCGGCTCTGGCGGTAGCAATATTAACCAAACAGCACCTGAAGGTAAAACTCTCGTAAATCTTGCTGGCACAGCAGCAACATTGTCTGTAGTAGGTAATGGTGCTGATGGAACAGGCTTAGCAGCTGGTGATGGCGGAAACGTTGGTGAGAATGGTAAAGCTAGTGAAGCAACTCTTGGAAATGGTGTTGCTGGTTTAGCTGGGTTTATTTACCAAGGTAATGTTACGATCACAAACATTGGTGGTGGACTAGTGAAAGGCAGAACACCTTCTAATTGA